CAGTCCATCTCACCCATTTCAGTAGATAATATAAATGCACCTTTTAGTATCCACCGCTCCTCAATAGAACCTCCTGGTCCTAGTGTTTCAATAGTTACATTTTCTTTATAGAAATCTGGATATCCAGCTGCACCTGTTGCGGATTCATATCCTTTACGTACCCATTCCATTACGTGCTGTGCACCAGATGGAACTATCGGGTCCCATAATGTTACCGTTACATCGTTCCAGTCAGCTTTACCTTGCAACTTACGCTTTGTATTTATATGATCAATTACCACTTCACCGAATGTTATACCAGGTCTTGTTACCTTTTTACAAATAAAAGATGGTATATCTCCTACTGATAATATAAACCTATTTGACACCTTTGGTGTAAATGAGTTAAACATTAGTTGCTGTGCACTTATAGTTTCTGCCATTGTATTTCTCCTACTTTATAATAAATATCTTATTCACCAAAAGTTGCACCCGATGGCATAACATTAAAGTCAACTACTATAAATTCAGCTGCTTTAGCAGGTTGAATGTAGATATCTCCTTTCATAATGTTTCTATCAACTACATCTGGTGTATTATTTGAATCATCCATAACAACTTTAAAGGCATATAATCCATTATTTTGCTGTACTCGCTCCATGTATGGTACCACTGTTGATAAGAATCGATTTCTAGTTTGCGTTGTATTGTTTTCAAAGACCAAGAATCTACTTGTTGACGCGATGAACTTCTTCAAGTTAATCATCAATCGTCGTACATTTACTCTATCTAGTGCTGATGCTTTCTTCTGTAGCGTTTTCTGCCCCCAAACGCATATTCCTTGTCCCGGGAATGTTGCTAGTGGATTCACACGACCTGCATATAATACATCTCTGTTAGCGTGTGTTAGTTTACGCTCTGCCCGTACAGCAGTATCTATACCACCTCTATTTAATCCTGCAGGAGCGTACCACTCTGCAGCAACTCGATCGTTAAATGCGAGTACTCCTGGTAATACTGTTCCAGCTGGAACCCATACAAGTTTATTTAACTGATTATCAGGTATCTGTACCCATGGCCAGTACATCGCTGCATAGCTTGAATTATAATCAGCAGCTTCTGCTATAGCTGATGCTGGTGCTGATCCATATCCAACAGGATCAATAACTGCAAATGCATCGCCTCTTGATTCACATGTTTTAATAGCTTTATCTACTATCGCGGAATGCATGTTTTGGTTAGCACCTGGTACTAATATCATATTTATATCATATTCATCTTGATTAGCAAGTAAATCAAGTGCTTGCGTATATGCTTGACCCCCATTTACGTTATCACCTGTTGATAAATCATATCCTTGGCAGTTAGCTTGAGAAATTGCATCATAGAATTTTTCAGCTCCAGTAACTTTATTACCATCTTTACCGCCATCAAATGATCCAGAGCCTATAGCAGGTATATTATCATCGGAATTTGCTATTCTAATAGCACCATTCTCATCTAGATAATCAACTGTTTGCTTCAATACCTCTACGCGAACGTAATTAGATTTGTTAGCGTATGCACCGACAGTTTGTAAGTATTTATCACCAGCACCACCAGCAATAGTTTGCGTTGTGTCCCCTATTACTTTAGCTACGTAATTTGTTGCATTTGGATCTAGCGATAAATTAGACCATGTCTCTAATGGTATTTTAGCGTTACTGCTATCATTACCACGGCGTATCACTAAGTTAAATGTTCCTGCTGCTGTATCTCTAGAAGTAACTTCCCATCTAATATTATCTTTTGAACCGGATGGTAATATGTGATTACTACCTTCAGTACTTTTACTATTCATTATCGCACCATCACCATGCGTATGTAGTTTAAGCGATGGGGTTGCTACTGCATCTGTACCACCAGTTAAGGTTAATACATCTGATAATGTTATAGCAGCTCCAGCTGCAGCTGCTGAGCCGGAATCCACTGTTATTGAATTACCAGCTGATCCAGCTAATGAAGATGTTAATTCTAAGTGTGTTCCTGCATTCGCGGTAGCTGTTACCCCTATAGTTGAGGTGTTTGCATTAATTACTGTTGCTAAGCTATTGATTGCTGTTGCAGCTGTAGACCCAGTTAGTGCAAAGAATATATTACCCTCTGCAGTCGGTACTGGATCTGCTGTTGCAATTATCCTGTACTCTACATTATTATTTGTTATCTGTAATTCATCACCAGCATCTTGAAAGAAGTTGCTCCCATATTCAAGATTTCCAGTAGCTACTGTTCCATTGACAGCAGACACGCCACTGTCTACACTACTTGATGCATGTGATGCTCCGTCACCGGTAATCCTAACTACTGTTAATGCTCCACCATTTTGCAAATACTGCTCTGCAACATGTGATGTTAGGTATTGATAATAATCACTACCACTCTTATATGTATTACCAAATGTTTCAACGTACTCTGCGTATGATGATACTAATGTCGGGATGCCAGCTGGACCTTTTACGGTTGGCCCGACAACTGCTGCTCCAATCTCACCAACACCTTGTGGTAAGAACGATAAGTCATTTTCACGGGTAAATACACCGGGACTTACAATTTTTTCAGCCATGTAATCTCTCCTATTATTATACTAAAAGTAAAATTATTCGTATATAAATATATGAGCGTATCC